TCTTTTTCGAGCTCTGGGAATTGCGCATGGGCCATGTTGATGATTTCGGAGAAAGCGCTCTCCAGGGATTGATCATTTTGAGTCTGATCAGACTTTTTTTCTCTGTGAGACATAGTTAGAGAATTAAGTTAAAATGGGCCAGGGTGTGTCTCACAGAGTCGGCGAACCGATATTGCGCGGATAGTATTGGGTATTTCTATCCCACCCTGGCTTTATTTTAAATGCGAAATATTCGAAGAGTTCTCGCTGACTCTATGAGACACTGCTAATGTATATCAAGGAATTAAAAACCCCTAGAGAATCTTGCGAGTTATATGCGTAAAAATGGGGCTTATTTCTCTTAAAAATCACATAAGTAGAGAAATGTGCTATCATTGTTAATAATGTGATTAAAAGTGCTTTACATTTAGATATTCTGTTATTTTGCACGGTGAAATCAGTATACAACTATGAGTGAAATGTCAAACCCTTTTGTAAGATTTACCCCAGATCTAAGAGCTAATAGAATTGAGGTTGAATGGGGATGGACGACGATGGTTAAGGACGTCGAAGGCGGACACATTTGTTATATTCCAGGATTTAATATTTCCTTTGCGGCCACTTCTGAGGATATGATCGATTTAAAAGCAAAAGCACTTATAAGGTCTGTTTACGATGCATTCTTTGAGGATCCAAAGACAGGATTGAAAAAATCTGTATTGCACATACGGAAACTAGGATTCCGTGCAGAGTCAAATGATACTTTGATTGTAAAGCAAATGTTGAATAAAGAGCTTAGTAAAAAAGCTAATTTTCAACTTGACCCACACATACCAGAAGGGTTTGATCATACAAGAATTATTCACCAAAGCGAGCGATTGAGTGTCGCTGGTTAACCTGACTTCTCACTGATGGCATACGTGAAATCCCAGGACACCCTTCTCTTTATTGAAACATTACAAGATATATCTGGAATAAAGCTTCTTCGGGAGCATGTTTATCCTGGAAATGTTAGGGTAATGGTTTTTGAGGGAACTAGGGGGAATGCTGTTTCTATTGATGTTACAGATGAAGAAATACCTGACGAAGTATGTAAAGATCACTTCTATGCTTTAGGGATAGGAGATTTGGTTGAAGCTTATTTTAAATAAAGCCGTCCCCGCTAGCAAGTCAAGAAATAATTTTTTAGCCCTGGAGTTTCCGGGGCTTTTTCTTTCAGAATATCCGGTAGTTTATTCTTTAAAGCTCAAGCTGAATGTATATACTCTACTGTCGTAACAATTCTGTTATTATCTGCAATTGAAACATATGTCAACAGAAAGTCTAAAAACATTGACAAACAAGGGATAATGTCAATGAAATGAATTATTTGGTTGACAATTAATGAGACTTGAAGTCGTCTTACAGTGCTATCTACGGTGTTTGGAATAAAACTCTAATTCTGGCTGTCCTATTATAGACAATTGTCAATTCCCACTTTCGTAAAATGACAATTGCACAGTGGTTAAACTCAGAGCGCGACTATGGTGAAGGTCTGGAGTTACTTAAAAAAGCCGGTGTTAGTAATGCGCTATACGGCATTCTTTCAAAAGGCCCTTCGTTCTACAATAGGACGCGCTTAGCTAAAGAATTAAGCAATAGCTTAACCAAGAAACCCTCCAATTCAAAAAAGGCATCCTCTTCATTAGCTAAAAGCCTCGATAGAAATGCGGTTAAATCAATTGAGCCTGGTTCTCCAGCTAATGAAACCAAGCACGAACCCCTGGCTTTGGCTCCTTACTACAAGATATTGAAAGAGCAGTACTCCATTGTTAATCATTTTCATCCCTTATTAGATGCTACGTATAACTTGGACCGCAAAAGGAGTTTTGAGATTAAGTTGGCGTTGCAAGACGCCTGGAATGAAATCGAAGGCTTATACCGTATCATTCACTATTACCAAGAACATGGCCAGATTTTACCTAACAAATACTTAGGTGGAGAAAATAATCTTGATTTAGACCCAAAGAGTCTAATTAAACGGCGAAACAACCTACGTAGTTACATTTCGAGACATAAGGACAATCCAAGGAAAGCGGTAAAGGTGGAAGCTTGGAGGGCAGAACTTGTAAAACTTGAGGCCTTAATTAATTGATGTGGTTATGGAGACTAAAGTAGGTAAGACAATGAACGATGCTGATCGTATTTTAGCTCACCTGCAGGGCGAGGTTGGCTTTGAGAAATTACCTGTAAAGACCAGGGAAAAGCTTGATCGTATCACCCAGGCCCGGGCGTGGATGCTTGAGCATAAGTTCACCTCCAAAGTGGTGGACCTATTAGTGGGGCAGTACGGCTATTCCCAGGTAACCGCCTATCGAGATATCAATCTTATGAGCCGCATTTTTGGTCCATTCATGAAGGTTCACAAGGATCTTAAAAGGGCAGTGGCTGAACGAATGATTGAGGAGTCCTGGAAACAAGCTATTGAGGCAAAGGATAAAAAGGCACAGGCTGCTTTAATTAAGAATTACATTATACTTAACCAGTTGGATCAAGATGATCCTGAACTTCCGGATTTGTCCAACTTTGACTTCCAGCCGATCATTATGGCCGTGCTTCCGGAACAAGTGGGGCAGAATCCACCTGATGAGGAGGAAATTCTGCAGAGGCTCTCGCAATGGTTTGACTCACAAGCTGAAGATGTAGAAGTAGAAGATGAAAGCTAAACCGCTACACTTTAATATTCCTCAGATTACGCATGGTTTAGTACGAGCTACTAAAAGTTATAATGTTTGGGGCCGTGGAACTGGCAAAACATCCGGTATTCTAGCGCCCTGGTATATCGAAAATGCCAGGCAAATGCCCCGAGGGCAACATGGTATTATTGGGTCAACATTCCAACAGTTGTTAGTCCGAACCTTGCCTCCGATAATTCAAATGTGGAACCGGATGGGGTACTATGAAGGTCAGCACTTTGTTGTAGGTCGTGAGCCAAGCGAGAAGTTCAAGCGTATGTTTAAGTGGCAGGGTCCCAGGACAAAGCCTCTGGATAGTAAGTATGCCATCTATTGGTTTAACGGTGCAGTTAATATTCTAATCTCACAAGATAGGGTTGGATCCTCTAATGGTTTGTCGCTGGCCTCATTGGGAGGGGATGAGGCTAAGCTTTTAAATAAGGACCGCCTGGACGATGAGACTATCCCGGCGCTTAGGGGAGATAGGAGTTACTTCGGGCACCTCCCTTGTTACCGTAGTGAATGCTATACTACCGACATGCCCACAACTCCGGCCGCAAAGTGGATTTTGGATATGGTAGATCAGATGGATCCCGTTCAGATTGAATTAATACTGCAGCTGCAGCTCCAGGTAAATCTTTGGCGAAAGGAACTCCTGGTATCAACAGGTCAAAAGGCTAGAGCCATCAATGGTAAAATTGCCAACTTCGAGAAGGAGCTATTAAAACTTAGATTGCCCCGTAAGGTGAATGGTCAATACAAGTACAGCGTTTATTATTCTGAGGCCAGTGCATTGGATAACATTGATGTATTAGGCCCAGAGTACCTTTCGGATATGCGCCGAATTTTATCCAAGGCCAAGTACGATACGTCGATTCTTAACAAAAAGCTATTGTCGGTTGAAGGTGGTTTCTATGGTAATTTGGATGAGCATCACCATGGCACAGATTGGTTTAATTACCATTACCTGGATGCATTTATTAATAACCTATCAAGTAAACAGCTGGAGGTTCAGGACTGCAGACATGATAATGGCTTTGATTCTAGTCGGCCTTTAGATGTTGGCTTTGACTATGGTGGAGATATAAATTGTATGGTAGTTGGCCAAGAAGTGGAAGATGAGTATCGATTCTTGAATTCATTCTATGTGCTCCATCCAAAGCTTATTGATGCCGTTGTGGATCGTTTCTGTGATTATTACGAGACCTATCCAACTAAGGTGGTGAACTATTACTTTGACCATACGGCGCTGCCGAGCACTGGAGTTACAGAATTCAATTATTACATCCGAGTTCGTGAGTCTTTCAAACGCAGAGGCTGGGTGGTCAATGATTTCTACATTGGCCGGGCGCCGAGCCATGATACCAAGTACGAGTTTATTAACTTGATTCTAAGGGAGACAGAGTTGCGATTGCCAAAACTCAGGTATTCGAGGACAAATTGTAAAACCTGGGAGGTATCAGCCCTTAATGCGAAGCTGCGGTTTGGCTCAAAGGGAGGGTTCGAAAAAGACAAGCGGCCGGAGCAGGATGAGAAGGTCCCCCCAGAGGAGGCTACTCACCTTAGTGATGCTGGGGACACCTTGATCTTTGGTAAGTTCCATGAGGTTTTAACCAAGATCCCCTTCTTGCCTTCAAGCATGTAGATTTATCAACTACCTGAAATGATATTGAGCCCCGCCTATGGTGGGGTTTTTTCATATATCCGCAATTTTCATTTTAACAATTGTCAAAGAGCGATAGGGCGTAGGCGGGGTGCAGCGAGTGAAAATGATAGCTGAGGAAAGTTGGCTCTGTCCTTAATTAACTAACAAACAAATAATTAAAATCATAAAAACCCATTAAAAATGAAAAATTGAATTATTAATAATAAGTGATTGTAAATTATCGTTGAATTCATTGTCGGCTTTAGTATTATATTTGCACTATCGAATCACCACTTTATGCAAGAAAAAAGTAAACACAGACACAGCTACAGGGCTACTGTTAGCCGTAGAAAGTCTTTTACGGATGGCATGGGAATGATTGATATTTCTGGTAGTAGTCACAAGGCTAAAAGTAGAAAAGCGCCTAATGTGCAGGTAAGTTTTTACAATGTTGGGGTTTTTTTACGTCGAGGCTTAGAGGCAATGTCTAAGAATCAAGATGATGTCGTGTCCAGGTATTCTGAGAAGGACCTTCAGACTTTCTAATGGCCGATAAGTCTAAAAACGAAAATCTCGCTAAGCTAATACGAGAAGAGGTTCCAGATATTTCAGGAAATAAGGCTCGTAAGATTGTTCGTTTAGTTCAACAACAAGTTTCAATTCGAACAGGGCCTTACCCTGCGCCGGAAGACTATGAGCACTACCTGGATATCGATGAGGATCTCGTGTCTCAAATTAAGGAGATGACAAAGGCGGAACAGGTGCATCAACATGATTTAGACAGAAAGGATCTTGATCAAAGCTTTGTTTTGAGGAAACGAGGCCAGTGGTTTGGCTTTGCTATATTTTTCTTAGCCTTAGTTTTAGGGGGTGTGATAGTCTATTTAGGAAATCCTTGGCCAGGGGCGTTGTTATCCGGTTCTTCCCTTGCTGCTATAATTATTCAATATTTAAAATCATAAATAAAAAGCCCCAGATTTACCGGGGCTTTTTTGGTTTTAAGCAGATCGCCTCTGCGCGTCGGCGGCCAGCCTTGCGCTAAGCAGTAGCAAGTTTACGACCGCATCTTCGACACCATCGATTAAGGGATCCTTTTTGGACACGGCCTTACGGGCAATCGTCTCGAGGATCTCAAAATGACAGAAATCTTCTTGAAGACTTAAGTTTAGAAACTCTCGAAGAGTGGCCGGCGTAGTGCTTAGCTCTGAGAGTAGTTCGAGGGTTTCAATTTTCTCCAGCTGGCTAAGCCCTTTGGATTGGTAAAACCGTGCGAAGTTCTCCAGGGCTTCTTTTTCGAGCTCTGGGAATTGCGCATGGGCCATG